CGATATAAAGGCAGCCATACTGGCCTCCCAGTGCTTTCTTCCACTTTGCCTTATCTGCATACCCCATCACATAAACCACTTTGTCACCGTTGTTTGTATGAAAAAGAATATGCGGAATCTTCTCATCCTTGGTTCCGTTACCGTTATATTCTGCCAGTGATCCGAAATCATCAATGATGCCAAGGTCCTTGTTGATGATGTTCTTTTCAGCAGTACCGGTATCTTTGGCAGCAAGTATATGAAGTTTCTTTGGAGACTCAGCTACCTTCAGCATGAATTTAAACAATCCAACTGTAGTCTTACCAGCTGATGTTGTGCCTTCAAGGAACTCTACCGAGGCATTGCAGCGGATAAAAGCTTTGTACTTATCAGAGAGCAAAAGTCTCTCAGCGCTCATTGCTGCCTCTCATCTGGGAGATCAGATCATCCAGCTTAGACTTCTCACTTTCGCCGGCTGTGACCTCCACCTTCTTCTGAAACATTCCAAGATGATCACCAAGAAGCTTCAGGGCCGTATTTGCTCCTTTGCTGTCGAATGTGAACTCTGAGTCAGAATCCACATAACAATGACGATCAGGATCCCATACCTGTACCGGCACAGCCTGCATACATCTATCTTTTACAGTAATAAGATCCCTGACTACATCTTCTGCAGAAATCAGTGCTTTATGAGCCACTTTCTGCTGCAGCTCGCGCACGTACAGGGAAACATTAACATTCCCTAACAATCTCGCCGCTGCAGCTGAAGCAGTTTCAGGCTTTTTACACCCTTTGTACACTGCCATATAAGCCCGGACGGGATTCAGATCAATCACATACTCTTCGCAGAATCTTCTCTGTTTTTCTGTCATCTGTATCACCGTCCTTTCATTGTCATTCAAAGGCATGGATTATGAATGAAAATGTATGGGGATAACATTCGCCATGCCTTGTAACGTAAAAAAGCGAAATCACCAATCAGGCAACTTCGCTTTCTCTACTTACGCGCATTGTATCACAGAATGTCAAGAGACAGTGTCTTTATTTTTGATCAGAAATAGGCATTTTAGCTGGAGTAATA